TCAAGGGCACCGTGGACCTGAGCACCGAGCAGGGCCACAGCGGCACCTTCCGCGCCGGAGACGGCGAAGACCCCGACAAGCAGATGCTCGACCGCTGGTCCGAGCAGTTCTGACAAGGAGCATGAACAATGGCAGGCGTGAACAAGAACCGCATCGGCCACGATGACGTTTACGAGGCGGTAGCGGTTGTCGAGGGCGGTCAACTGGTCGTCCCGGCGGCGGGTGCCACCAACGCGGGCGTCCAGGGCATCACCCCGGCTGGGGCTGCGGCCACCAACGTGCTCGGTGTCGCCGCTCGGCGCGCTGAGCCGGTCGCCAACCAGAACCTCGCGGCGACAGACGGCGACGGCTACCCGGTGGCCTACCCCAACCCGGTCAACGAACTGACCGCAGTCTACAAGGGCTGTGTCGTGGACGTGACCTACACGGCCAACGCTTGCGGCTACGGTGACAAGTTGGTCGCCGCTGCCAACGGCGAGGTCACCCCGGCGGGTGCTACGCCGGATGCCCGAGAACTGGTCGGCGAGTGCCGAGTCGTTGGCGGCATGGGTGCCGGTGGCGGCGTCGGCAAGGCTTACATCTACTGACCGGCTGACGGTCACTGAGTAACAACTAGGAGTTGACAACAGATGGTTACCAACATCGTCAGCGTGCAGGATGGGCCTCGCCTCACCGTGAGCGAACTCATCAAGTCGCCGACACTGATCCCCAAGCGGATTCTGTCCATGATGGATCAGGAGTTTCTGAGCGACGCGGTTCTCCGTGGCGCGTCCGACGCCCCCAGCGGCTCGGTTCTCTACCACGAGAGCACCCCGCTGTTCGCGCAGGACGACCCGGCGATCCTCGATGAGTTCGGCGAGATTCCGACCACCAACGGTTCCCTCGGGACTCCGCTCGTGGCTCGGGTCGTGCGTCGGGCCCTCGGTCTCCGGGTCAGCAAGACCATGGTGGACCGCAACAACGTGGACGCGGTGAACGTCCAGATCACCCAGATCAGGAACACCATGGTCCGGGCGTGGGAGGACGCGCTGTTCAGCGCGATCGTCGCCAACGCCTCGGTCCAGTCCATCACCACGTCGCACGCATGGAACTCCTCGGTGGACGCCAACACGCACATCCGAGGCGACATCAACGCGGCCAAGTACCTCATCAAGAACGCTGCTGCCGACACCAACGGCAAGCAGAAGTTCGGTTACGAGGCGGACACGCTCATCATCTCCACCGAGACCGAGCAGGACTTCCTCGACAGCGATGAGGTCAACAACGTCTACCTCGGCAACATCGCGTCCGAGAGCATCCGGTACAAGGGTGCGCTGCCCAAGAAGTTCAACGGGCTCGATGTGCTGGTGTCCTGGCGGTTGAGCGCCTACTTCCCGGACGGTGCGATGGTCTTGCAGCGCAAGGTCTTCGGCGGTGTCTCGAACGAGCGCCCGTTGCAGGCCACCCCGCTATACCCCGAGGGCAACGGCGGCAACGGTGGTCCCACCGAGTCCTGGCGGACCGACGTGACCCGTGCGTCGGCGATCTTCCTCGACCAGCCCAAGGCGGTTGTGCTCATCAACGGCGTCAACGGTGCGGCGACCTACCCGACCGGCGTGACGGTCAACTGACCTAGCCAGTAGCGAGGCCCGGTGGTACTATTACCACCGGGCCTCGTGCTGTGCGCGGCCCCCTCACGAAAAGGAGTAGATTGTGGCAGTACGACTCGTGGAGACAGCGGTGCCTCAAAACACTGCTACGGCGCTCGTGACCATCACCGAGGCGGAGGCGGACGTGTTCCTCCGGCAGAGCGGGGTCGGTACCCTCTACATCGGAGACGGCACGGTGTCCGCAAACGGGTACCCGGTTGCAGGTCTCGCGGATAAGCCGATCAGGCTGTTCCGGGGGGACTCGATCTACGGGTATCTCACCGGGGCCACCACCACCAACGTGATCTTGCTCGTGGTGGAGGTCTGAACCCCGAGAGGCCCGGTGCTACTATGGCACCGGGCCTCTCGCTGTTGGGAGGCCGAACGACTCAAGGAGCGCACACATGGCTGGCAGAACCCCCACCGAGGCCCCGGAGAAGCCGAAGACGCACAAGTACGTCGTGCTGTCCGACGCGATCGTGGTCACCACCGGCAAGAAGCCCAACGGCAAGGCCGAGTACACCCGCGTGCTTCGCGGTGGCGTACTCAACGGAGCCGAGGGCTCCGAGACCATCGCGGACCTGCTCCGCAAGGGCTCGATCGTGCGGGCGAAGTCCCCGGAGCACCTCGCCGAGGTGCAGGCGGACCTCAAGGACCCGCTGCGGTCCCGGTACCGTCAGACGGTCCGCAAGGCGTCGAAGTCCATGGGCGCACCGGACGACCCGGTGCAGGCTCCCCAGCAAGAAGTCCTGCCGGTGCGGGCTCCGGCGGCGGGCGTGGACGGCGGCAACCTCACCCTCGAAGACGTGACGACCGAGTAGCCTTGTCCCATGGCGTACTCGACCCCCAAGATGGTCCGGCAGGCTCTCGTCCCTTCCTCGGACGGGAGCCAGCCGGACCCTCCGTCCAACACGGCGGCGGACCTGACCGACGCGCAGTTGAACGACGCGATTGCGGAGGCTGACTCCACGATCGACGGCTACCTCGGCGGCTACTACGCCGTGCCGGTGGCGCTGGTGGGCAACGCGACCCCGCACCCGCTGGACTACTGGTCGCGCAACCTCGCGGCCTACAACGCCACGCTGACCTACCGGGGTTCGCTGGACTTCACCGACACCGACCCGGTGTCTCGCCGGTACAAGGACACGCTGGCGGCGTTGCAGGCGGTGTCCAAGGGGCAGTTGAAGTTGCAGTTGCCCGAGAACACCTCTGGCTACGGTTCGACCGGCGCTGGCCCGGCCCAGAACCCCTACGACGGCGACCTGTGGACGCCGGACGACTTCAACCTCTCTGACGCCCCGAACCCCGGCCTCAATGGCTCTCCGTACTGGTGGTCTCGCTGGTGAGCGGCACATTCATCCAAGGTGTAAACGACCTGCTCCGGCGCACGCCGGAGCGGGTTACTGGTCGTGTCGAGGTGAATCAGGTCTACGCCCACTACCAGCACGAGCACCCGGAGTTCCACCACCCGGACGGCGGCAAGGCGTTCTACCTCCGCGACCCGCTGTTCCAGAAGTCCTCGGAGTACCTCGACCACCTGGCCCACGGGGCGATGACCGGCGAACTGATCCGGGCCATGACCGAGAACATGGAAGACCTCTCGCGGCAGGTCTACGAGGAGGCTCCGTGGGAGTTCGGTGACCTCCGGGCGTCCGGGCACCCCATGGTCGAGGCGGACGGCGCGCTGGTCTACGACCGAGCCCCGATGGTGCACCGGCTCTCGGAGGAGGAGTTGAAGATCAAGTCCCACCTCCGGTACCTGTTCGACCCGCATAGGTACGACCGATGAGGTACTCAGACATCAAGGGCTACGTCCAGAGCGCGCTCACGGCCAAGGGCTACGGAGTCTCCGGCGGTCCGGCCGTGCCCCTGTTCGACCCCGGCCCGGTCACCCTCGCCAAGTTGCGGCAGAAGTCCCCGAACGCGATCGTCTTCCTACAGGTCGGCAACGGCGTCGGGCTGCGCCACGAGGGCATCATCGACTCCCCATTCATCACCGTGCGGGTGGTCGGCCCCCAGCACAACTACACGGCGGCGGAGACGCTGGCCTACGACGTGGACGACATCATGCTCGGCGTGGGGAGCAACACCACAGTTGGCACCGCCAAGGTGCTGTTCATCTCCCGATCCGGCGGAGCGCCGATGTTGATAGACTTCGATGCGGCGGATCGGTACTCGTTCCAGACCACGTACATCACGGAGGCAGTCCGGTGACCGAGCAGCAGCAGCAGCAGAAGACCACGCGCCTACGGGTCGTGACCCCGTGGTGCACCCACATGACCTTCCCGCTGGGCGGGGACGATACACTGGTCGTGGACCAACATGGCATCGAGGTGTCCGCGAAGGACGCCAAGGCCCTCATCAAGACCGCCGCGCAACACGGCGTGACCATCACGGAAGTGAGTGACAAATGATCGGCGATCTTTACGACGCGAACAACGTGGTCGTGGGCCAGGCGGCTGTCTTCTTCGCCGTCAAGGACACGCCGTTGCCCAGCCTCGACACGTGGAACGCTACGGACCCGTTCGACGCGACCTTCTGGACCTCCCCGCTGTGGACCCCGTGTGGTGCCACCGACCAGGGCTGGCAGTTCGGAGCGAACAAGAACACCCATGTCATCAACATCGAGGAGCAGAGCACCCCGACCGGCGTGACGATCACCTCCCAGAGCGTGCAACTCTCCGGCGCTCTGTCCGAGGACATCACCAAGACCCTGACCCTGGCGCTCAACGCGACCTCGGCCTCGACCGCTGCGGTGGCCGGGACCTCGCCGGGCTACGACACGATCAGCCTGACCGACGACCCGGTGGAGTACGCGGTGGGCATGGTGACCACCAACGCCGAGGGCTTCGGTCGGCTCATCTACGCCCCGCGCTGGACCCAACTGAGCAACGCCCAGGTCTCCTTCCGACGTGCGGCGGACAAGCGGTCCTACCCGGTCCAGTTCGAGACCGTGTGCAAGACCACCGACATCCAGATCATCAACTTCACGGCGAGTAAGTGAGGTAATGCCTTGAGTTGGCTGTGGATTCTGCTCATCATCATCCTTTTCCTGATCCTCGTCGGGGCCGTGCGCTAATCCCGCCGGTTCGCTACCTTGGGATGCTACGAAGCCCGAGCC